CGATTTTCCGAGGACGGCCGCGCGCGGATCGCCTGGTCAGGGCGGGTGTCCTGCGTGGCGGCGCGCGGCGTGAGGTCGCGGGGCATCGCGCCGGCGAGGGCGCTAACGAGCGCCGCCACTTCGAAGGCGGCGGCCTTTGGCGAATGGCATTCGAGGGTGCGCACGAGATCCGCTGCGCGCCGCGCCAGCGGGGTCCAGCGCGTCGCTCGCGTCTTTGAGCCGTGTGATTTCTGCGGCGACGTGTGGCCCGGCGATATGGCCCAGCAGGGATCGTTGCTCTCGGATGATGTGCTGGTGTTGGGCGAGGAGGATCCGGAGCCGTTCGAGCTCCGCGGTCTGTGCGAGGAAACCAGTTTCAGCATGCGATGAACCTCCGCCGCCGCCAGGCGTCTCTGGCGACAGGATGCGTGCACTGTCCGGATCGAGATCGACCAAGAGGAGGCTGGCCGTCGTGCCGAAGAACCCGCCGATTTGATCAAGGAGCTTGATCGAAATCTTGCGCTTCCCCCGGAGCATCATGCTCAGGCCGCCACTGGTAATCCCCAGATGGGCCGCGAGATCTTTCTGGGTCGCGCCCTTCTCTTTCAGGCGGAGCAGCACATTTCGCTGTAGACGATCGAGCGCGCTTTCACTATTCACTGGTGGCTAATCGCGAATCCTACTCCGAAGTCCGGTCGATTGCCGCAAGTTTTTTCGGGTCGCGAGAAAAAAGTCTTGTGCGCAGCGATTCACATACTGTAAAACCCTCATAGAAACTGTGAACACCAAATCCAAACGATCGAAGCGACGGTGGGTGCTCTCGCCCGCGCAGGCGGCGCGGAAGCGGCGCGTCGAGCGATGGCTTCGACGTGAGCGGCTCACGCAGGTCGGCCTCGCGGCGACCCTCGGAATCTCGAACGCGTACGTCTCGATGATTCTCTCGGGCCGCCGGACGCCCTCGCTCCTGATCGCGAAGGAGCTCTCGGAACTCACCGGCATTCCGGCCACCGATTTCATCTCGTCCTAACTGCAGAAAGGCGGGCGTGCGTATGCCCTCGACCGTGCTCTCCGTTGTGCCTGTCGTTCCGCCCGAGCGCGGCGATCAGTGGCTCTCGCTCCACGAGGTCCGGCGGACGCTCCACGCCTCGCCCGCGACGATCTACAACCTGATGGCGCGCGATCCGACGTTCCCGCGGCCCGCCAAGCTCGGCCGGGCCAGTCGGTGGTCGGCGCGGGAACTCGCCGCCTGGATGGACTCGAAACTCGCCGCCCGCGCGGATCGGTAAGCCCCCCCCATGGTCGCGATCGCGTTGACGGCGGCGGCGCTCTCCTGGCTCGTGACGATGCTGGTCGCGCTGGCGGCGGCCCGCGCGCTGCGCGACAGTCGGCTGGCGACGGTCGAGGCGCTCCAACACCTGGCCGAGGCCGAGCGCGAGTCGGCGGCGGCGCGTCTCCGGAGCGACATGGCCGCCGCGCGGATCGTGGCCCTCCACAGGGCGTACGACGACACGCTCGCGCAATATCAGTCGCGGGACGCGCGCGCGGTCCCGCTCCGGCGCTGATGTCGATGCCTCGGCGCCCTAAACCGCAGAAGCCGCCGGCCTTTCAAATGTACGCGCGCGCGTGGTTATCCTCGACGCTCGGGATGGCGCACGACGTCAAGGGCGCCTACATCGATCTCCTCTGTTGGCAATGGGATAACGGCCCGATCCCCAATTCGCCCGCCTGGCGCGCCCGGATCTTTTCGGCCAATCCGAAGGAAACCGCGCGCCTCTGGGCCCGCCTCCGGTCGAAGTTCGTGCGGACCCCACGCGGGTGGATCAACCTGCGCATGGAAGCGCAACGGCAGGAACTCGCCGCCCATCGCGCGCAGGCGATCACCGCGGCGAAGGCCCGTTGGCAGGGGCCCAAGTCAAAACGAGCATCCCTTGAGCATGCCCCTGAGCATGCCGCGAGCACATGCTCAACGGATGCGCAAGGCATGCTCCCGAGCATGGGCGCCGCATCCAACGGGCACATGCTCAACGGATGCACTCCTACTCCTACTCCTTCTCCTAAAAGAAAGAACAACCGGCGCACCGCGCCGGTTCAACCTCCGCCGTTCAAGGTGTACGCCGCGATCGCGGCGCGGGCCTTTGCGGAAGAGCCGACCGACGACCTGGGCGCGGTCGCGGAGCGGATGAAGCGGCTCTGTGCCGAACAGGGCAAGCCGTACCACGCCGACATCGTGGGCCGCGCGATGCGCGCTGCGGAGATTGCGCGCCTTAGGAGGACGACCCATTGACCCGCCCACGTGATCGGAGGAGGCCATGATGCGGAGCGAGGCGATCAACGAGCTCGCGACCGCCCTCGCCCTGGCGCAAGGCGAGATGGCGCATGCCAAGAAGGAGAGCGAGAACCCCCATTTCAAGCACCGGTATGCGGATCTGGCGTCGATTTGGGACGCCTGCCGGGGGGCGCTGACGAAACGCGGGCTGTCGATTATCCAATCGCCGCGCCTGGTTGCCGGCGGCGATCTCTGGCTCGTGGAAGTCGAGACGACGCTCCTGCACCAGTCCGGGCAATCCCTGAGCGATATTCTCGCGGTGCCGGTCAACCCCGCGAGCGCGCAAGCGGTGGGCTCGGCGATCACGTACGCCCGCCGGTATGCGCTCGCGTCGTTTGTCGGCGTGGCGCCCGAGGATGACGACATGACGGCCGGGAGTGGCGCGCGCCCGGCGCGGACGCGCGACGTCGCCGCCGATCGCCCGCCCGAGAAGCCACGCGATCCGAAGGGCGTTCCTGACTTCGCCGGGACGAAATCCGCGCCGGCGCCCGATCCGGCGCCGATCGAGACCGCGATCGTGCATGTGCTCGGGATCGTGAAACGGCCCACGAAGAGTGGCTCCGATGTGTTCATTCTCACCGGGGATGACCAACGGACGTATCAGACGCACCAAGCGAGCGTGGCCCAGATGGCCAAAGACGCGAAAGAGGCGCAGCGGGCGATCGAGATCCAGTCGCGGGCCACGGCCGCCGGGCGCGTCATTGTCCGCCTGCGATCGATGGACTTCGCCGCGCTCGCACAGGAGGACACCACCCCATGAAAACCAAGGCGACCACGGAGACGCAGATCGTCTCGCGGATGCTCCCGGTGCGCCTCGTGGAGTCGGAACTTCGCGAACGCGGCGATCAACTCGCCAGCGTCACCCAGGACGTGACGACCGAGCAGCAACGGCAATCGGACATGAAGGCGCAGATGAAAGCCCGGTTGAGCGAGCTCGAAGCCAAACGCACCCAACTGGCGATCACCATCAGCCGCCGCGAAGAGGACCGCGAGGTGCTCGTGACCCTCCGGTTCGATTACCGCGCCGGACGGGTGACCGAAGTCCGGAACGACACGGGCGAAGAACTCCTCACGCGCCACATCAGCGACGAGGAGCGCCAGCGGAACCTCCCGGGGCTAGCGCCAGAAGGGCCACGGCCATGACCGACACCCTCCCGACGCCGCCACACCCCTACTTCTGCGATGACTGCGGCGGCCGGGCACCCTTCACGATCCCGGGCTGCCCGATTGCCCACGCGCGCTTGTGCCCGCGCCACGGTGAGGATCCGATGGCCGTGTACGAGCGGGCGAAAGCCTACTGCGCGCGGACGGGGAAGGCGATCCCATGACGATAACGGACGACGAGATCCTCGACGTGATGTTGGCAGAGGGCGGAAGCTTCGCGCGGGCGATCGCCGCCGCCGCCCGGCGCGCCGACCCGGAGAATCGGGCCCGCCTCCAGGCGGCGTTCCCAGACCTATGGGAAACGTATCGCGCGGCCGCGGTGAGGCGGGCGCCCAACGCGCACACGCTGACGCTCAAGTTCCATCGGCTCCTCACCGAGGCCGAATGGCGGACGGTGGTGAACGCGACACGGGAAGTGCCCTTCGCCAAGGAACTCGTCTCGAACGTCGTGTGGGAAGCCACGGGGGAGCCGCGGGTATGAAACACACACCAGGTCGCAGTCGAGCGTCCCGCTTGGGTCGCATGCTCACCCTGTATCGCGCCTCGTCAGGGACGGGGCTGCGTGAAATGGCCGCGGACATCGGCGTCTCGGCGGCCACGCTCAGCCGGATCGAGCGCGGCTACGCGATGGATGCCACCAGCCTGCTCGTGTTGTGGGGGTGGTTACTCGGGGACGAGGGAGGCCCGGCGGCCGACGCCGCGGGGCCGCCATGAACATCCGGATCTACTACCAGAAGCTAGGCGGCCACTATCACTGCCGTGTCTTCACGTCGATGGCGCCGGCGCTCACGTTTGAGAAGTCAGGCGACCTAGTGTTTCGAGAATCCGAGTGGGACGCGATTCAGCACGTCTGGAAGGGCTCGTGCGAGTTCATTTCGGACCCGGCGCCACGCGTGCGCGCGGACGTGAGGCGCCAATGACGCTGACGCTCACGCCACAGGAGCAGACCAACTTGGACGAGATCCGGCGCGCCGGCGGCTTTCGCACCGACGAGGACGCCGTCCGCGGCGCGCTCTTCTGGTTCGGGCGGTTCCTCGACATCGAGGTGCCGGCGGATGTCTTCGCGCTCTCGCCGTTCGCGCCGCCGAGGCCGGAGACCATCGACCAACCGGATCTGTTCGGCGAGTGGGTGCCGTGAAGGACACGATCACGAGTCGCGGCGTGACCTTCGCGCGGCCGAGCGCGGACGAGAAGAGCGAGCAAGCGCAAATTCTGACGCTCATCCAGACGCTCGGCGGCCGCGCGTATGTCCTCGGTTCGCGCCGCGCGCAGTACTGCGGGCTCTGCGGTGCCCGGAACGGCGATCAGGGCACGCGACAAACGCAAGGGCTCGGCGATCTCGCGGTCTATCTCCCGCCGCCGCCACGGATTCGCGATCTCGGTACGTGCTGGGTCTTCCTCTGGATTGAATGCAAGGGCCGCGGCGGGACGCTCTCACCCGAGCAAGTCGCCTTCCGTGAGATCAACCAGCGCGCGCGCGTCCCGCATATTGTGGGTGGCCTCGATGCCGTCCTCGCCTGGTTGCAGGCGGGCGGCTGGATCAAGGCATGATGAGCAAGACACGACGCGCGCCACCCCGCCAAGGAGGAACCCGTGGATCGGCTGGATGCGCGCACAGGGCTGGCGCCGGTTCGGCTGGTACGTGTGGGATCAGGGGTCGGGCTTGCCGGGCGATTGGAATGGCCGCCTCGCGCCGTCGTTCGAGTTTCTGTTTCACTTCAATCGCGCGGCGGTCCGCGCGCGCAAGACCAAGGCGAAGCAGTCGACGAGTATCAACTCGGCACGGGCGGCCCGCTCTCGCACGATGCGCGGCCGGGACGGCACCATGAAGGCCTGGTCCAGCCCAGAGGCGGCGGCCCAACCCCGGAAGATTCCCGATAGTGTCATTCGGATCACGCGGCAGGTCGGCAAGGTGGCGGCGGATCTCGATCATCCAGCCGTGTTCCCGGTGGCGCTGGCGGTCGAAATCCTCGGCGCGTTTTCTGATCCGGGGAGTACCGTCTTCGAGCCGTTCGCCGGCAGCGGGTCGCAACTCATCGCGGCCGAACAACTCGCGCGCGCGTGCTGCGCCATCGAACTCGAACCACGCTACTGCCAAGTAGTGATCGATCGGTGGGAAGCCTTCACCGGGAGTAAAGCCCACCAGGTGGGATCGTGAGCGGCCGCAAGGGCGCGCGTCGTCCCACGAAGACGCCCGTGGCGGCAGCGCTGCGCGTGGCTGATCTGATTGCCGATCCCGCCAATCGTCGTTCGCACCCCACCCGCAACGTGGAGATGATGGCCGCCTCGCTCCGGGATGTGGGCGCCGCGCGCTCGATCGTCATCGATGAAGGGAACGTCATCCTGGCTGGGAACGGCGTGACGGCGGCCGCCGCCACGGCGGGGATCACCAAGGTCCGCGTCATCGAGGCGGCGGGCGACGAACTCATCGCCGTCCGTCGATCAGGATTGAGCGACGCGCAGAAGCGCAGCCTGGCGATCTACGACAACCGCACCGCCGAGCTCGCGGAATGGAACCTCGAACAGATCCACGCTGATCAGGCCGCGGGTCTAGCCTTGGAGCCCTGGTGGTCGCCAGTCGAACTCGCGGACCTGGTGGGTGCGCCCGCGTTGCAGACCGGGCTGACCGATCCCGATGAGGTACCCGCCGAGCGGGCGACCACGATTCAGCGTGGCGACCTCTTCACCCTCGGCGCGCATCGGCTGATCTGCGGCGATTGCACGAACCCGGACGACGTCGGCCGGCTCATGCAGCACGCCCGCGCGGGCCTCATGAACACGGATCCGCCCTACGGCATCTCGTACGAGAACCAGGCGCTCCATCCGAACGCGGGCCCCATCAACGCCCGGGTGAAAAACGATGATCATCGAGACGCGGCGCTGCAGGCGTTTCTCGAATCGGCGTTCCGCCCAGCGAAGACCGTCGCGCTGCGCGAGAACGCGGCGTGGTACCTCTGGCACGCGCAGCTCACCCAGGGATTTTTCGCAGCAGCAGCAGCAGCAGCAGCAGCAGCAGCAGTGATTGTTCATCGGCAAATCATCTGGGTGAAGCCCGTGCTCGTGTTTGGGCGCGGTCACTACCATTGGAAACATGAACTCTGCTTCATGGGCTGGGTGAAAGGCCACGAGCCGCCGAACTACGGCCTCGGCGGCGGCGAGATGACGCAGACCACCGTGTGGGAGATCGATGGGGTGCCGCGCGACCAGCGGAAGATGTTCGACCATGCCACGCCCAAGCCTGTGGGGCTGTTCACGATCCCGATCCGGAAACACCTGCGCGCCGCCGAAGTCTGCTACGAGCCCTTCGCGGGCAGCGGCCCGCAGTTCATCGCCGCGGAGCAGGCGGCGTGTGCGTGCTACGGGATCGAGATCGAACCACGCTTCTGTCAGGTCATCGTCGACCGGTGGGAAGCGTTCACGGGCCTGAAGGCCGTGAAGGTGGCCGGCGCCGCGCGGCGCCCGCGCCGAGGTCGGGCCCATGCCTGAGCCGCCCCGGAAGGCCGCACCGACCTACGTCTGCGAGCAATGCGGCGAGCGCTTCACGGAAGGGTGGAGCGAGGCCGAGGCCCAGGCCGAAGCGCGGCGCCACTTCGGGTTTGACCCCGCGAACGCGTCGGACTTCGCAAGGGTCTGCGACGACTGCTATCGCGCCATCATGCGCGCGCTCGACCACGGGTGGCCGGATGCCTGAGCGGCTCGCGCAGACGTGCCACGTCTTCGGGTGTCCGAACAATGAACCCTGTCCCGAGCACGGATCCACCGCGCCAGGGCGCCGGCGTCTGAACGCCCATCAGCTCGGGTACGATCGCGCGTGGCGCCGGTTCCGCGAGTTCTTCTTCACGGAGCTCTGGCGCCTGCGCGTCCCGCGCGCCGGGCTCTGCGGGTGTCGGCATCCGAGCGCGCCCGAGACGGGCGATTCGGAGTGCGCGCGGCGTGGACGCTACACGCCCGCTGAGCTCGTCGATCACATCGTCCCGATCACCGGCCCGGCCGATCCGCGGCGCCTCGATCTGGCGAATCTGCAGGGGCTCTGTCACCGATGCCACAACCGCAAACGCCAACGGGAATCGATCGACGGACGCCGCGGCACGTAAGCGACTTCGAGGCGGCCGATGCGCTCTTGCGCGGGCCCGTCTCCAATCTCTCGCCGCTCGGGCGCCGTCTGCGCACGCGGGCCGCCGATCGGCTGTCCCAACGGATGGAGACGGATCTGCGTGGGGGCGTCCCGCCCTTCTCGACCGAGGCCGCCGCACTCGCCGTCCTCAAGGCCACCGCGCGCGATCTGCGCCAGGCCGCGGCCGCCCTCTACGAGGCGGCCGCGCGCCTCCGGACCGCCCAGGGGTTGGGCCTGGCCGCGAACAAGGCGTTCATGGCGGCCCGCGAGGCGGAGGCGGCGGCAGACGGCATCGATCCGAGTTAACACTCGTGCGGGTGGCTTGTTCGCGGATTCACAAATCGTTAGAATCGCCGCCAGGGTTGTTCACCATCGAGCCCGGCGGCTCGATAGACGGGATCAGGAACGATGAGATCGCTGGTCGCTGGCCTCCTTCCCCTGTTCGCCCTAACGCTGGCCGCGTGCGGCGATACGATCGTCAATCTCCCCACCCAGCCCTCGACCGCCGTCACCACCACCACGGGCACGACGCCGGCGGTGGTCAAGAGCACGATCGAGTTCCGCGTGGTCGGCAATCCCACGTCGGTGCGCGTCCGGTTCAGTAGCCCGTCCGAGGGCTTGACCCAAGTCGTGACGACGCTGCCGTACTCCATCACCTTCACGACGACGGCCGACACGCTCTTCCTCTCGCTGGAAGCGACGCCGATCGCCTATTCGTTCCTCACGGACTATCCGTTCCTGTCCGCCCAGATCGTGGCGAACGGCACGCTGTTCCGCGAGGACACGTCGAATGAGTTCCTCCTGCGCACGATCACGGTGAGCGGCACCTGGCGCCGGTAACGCGCATGGGCGTGCGCGAGATCGTCTTCGAGACGCCGCGGCCCGCGTGGGTGGCCCAGGACGAGGGGCGTGCGCCCGCGTACCAGGTGGTCGACGTCATCGGCGAGACCGCGCACCACTACCGGATCTGGGCCCGGGTGCGGACGCGCCTGGCGGGGCGCGACCTGCACGCCGGTGCGCGCGCCCTGGTCCCGAAGGCGGACGTGCGCTGGACGCGCCCACCAGGCGCGCCCAAAGCGGCCGCCGCGCCTGGCCCCCCTGACGCCGCGCGATCGCGGCCCGTGCCGCCACGTGGGCCGCGGGTCAGCGCGCCGCCGGCGACGATCGGCCGCAGCCGCGGGCGCTGAGCCGGGGGTGGGGGGGGGATCGGCGGGCGCGAGGCGACGATCCCGACGAGCGCGGCGCCCTCGCGTGTGCGGCTGCGAAATTGGCGTTGGGGGGGGGTCAGCCCCCCCCCTCCGGGGGTGTCGGGGCGATGAGGCGCGCGTCCCGCCCGGGTGCGGTGGCCACGTGGCGCCTCACTAAAGTGCGAAAAAAGGGAAGTAGGCGCCGTTGGGCCCGTTGAGACAGGGGAGAGGGTGCGAGGACGCAAGCCGGTACCGACCGTGCTCAAGATCGCGCGCGGCAATCCCGGACAACGGCGCTTGCCGGACGACGAGCCGCAACCGAGCACGGAGATCGATCTCGCGGTCCCGGCCGAGCTGGCGGACCATCCCGACGCGAGCCGCGAATGGGAACGCATCGCGCCGATGCTGCATCGCTTGGGGCTGCTGAGCGAAGCCGACCGAGACGGGCTGGTGTTTTATTGTTCGGCCTACGCGCGCTGGCAGGAGGCCGAACGGCAACTCCGGCGGTACGGCCTGCTGATCACCGCGAAGGGCAATCCGTATCCGATGATTTCGCCGTACCTGAGTATCTCGAACAAGGCGCAAGCCCAATGCCGCTTACTCCTGATGGAATTCGGACTCACGCCGGTGTCGCGGTCGCGCGTGCATCTGCCGAAGAAGCAGGCGGTCGATGCCCAGAGGGATCGGTTCTTTGGCCCTAGCAGCTCCCGTCTCAAACCGGCCTGAGCGGCGCCCGCGGCCGCGATCGCCCTCGCGCGGGTGGTGGGGCGAGGGCCCGCCGCCAAGCGATCGCTGGCCGGGCGTGACGATCGAGATGCCTGCCACCTATTCGACGCGCCGGCACCGGTGGGAAAGCGTCGACGGCCGGTACTACTTCGACACGGCGGAAGCGGAGCGTGCCTGCGAGTTCTTCCCGACGTATCTCCGGCACCACATCGGGGAGTTCGCCGGGCGGCCGTTCGATCTCCTCCCGTACCAAGCGTTCTTGCTGACGATGCCGATCTTCGGGTGGAAGCGGGTCGCGGACGACTTTCGGCGCTTCCGCAAAATCTTTGCCTTCTTGCCGAAGGGCGCCGGCAAAAGCCCGTGGGCGAGCGGGACGGGCCTGTACCTCATGCTCTGCGATCACGAGCCGGCCGCCGAGATTTATGCGCTCGCGACCGACAAGGGCCAGGCGCGCGTCGTCCATACGAACGCGAAGGTGATGGTCGAGGCCTCGCCGGAGCTCGCGGAGATGTGCGAGGTGCTCCGCGATTCGATCTTCCAATTCGCCACGCGCTCCGTCTATCAAGTGCTCTCGGCCGACGCGACGACGAAGCACGGCTTCCGCCCGCACGGCGCGATCTTCGACGAGTTCCACGGCCAACCGAATCGGGACTTGTACGAAGCCATCAAGAAGTCGATGGTCAAGCGCCGCCAGCCGCTGCTGATTCTCGTGACGCACGCCGGGACCGACGACGAATCGATCTGTTATGAGGAGTACGAGTACGCGAAGAAGGTGCTCTCGGGCACGGTGCCCGATCCGTCCTGTCTCCCGGTGATCTTCGAGATCCGCGATGGCGAGCCGTGGACCGATCCGACGACGTGGGCGCGCGTCAATCCGGGGCATGGCATCACGGTCCAGGCGACCGCGATCGCGTCGGAGGCGGCCGAAGCGGAAGCGGAGCCACGCAAGCGGAACGACTTCCTGCGCTTCCATTGCAATCACTGGACGAATCAGGCGACCGCCTGGATTCCGTTGAACTGGTGGGACGCGTGTCGCGCGCCGCTCCCGAGCGACGAGGGGCTGCGCCAGGCGCCCGCCGCGATGGGCCTGGATCTGGCGCAGAAGTACGACCTCGCCTGCCTCTCGGTCGTGTTCCGCTTTCCCGTGGAGACGCCGCTCCCGGTCGAGCTCGCCGACGACGCGCCCGTCGATCCGGCCGTGCCGGCGATCCGCACCGTCAACCTGAACTATCGGATCGTGATCGTGCCGTTCTTCTGGATCCCGCGCGACACGATGGTCGAGCATGAGCGGTTCGATGGCGTGCCGTATGCGCAGTGGACCGCGCAGGGGCTCGTCACGGCGACCGAGGGCGGCGTGATTGACTACTCGCGGATTTACGAGGACATTACGCGCCGGATCGTCCCGCGCTTCCCGCTCCTCAAACAAGCGACGCTCGGGTACGACCCGGCCTTCGCGACCGATCTGGCCTCGCAACTCCGCGATCGGGCCGGGTTGAAAGTCGCCGAAGTCCTCCAGAACTACCAGCATCTGAGCGAGCCGTCGCAGGCCTTCGAAGCGCTCATCAAGGCGGGCCGGGTGACGCATGGCGGCCATCGTGTTCTCCGGCACCACATCGAGAACGTCGCCGTGAAGACGGATGATGCGCGCCGGATTCGGCCGGTCCGCCCGAAGAAACCCGGGAAGCGCATCGATGGCGTGGTGGCCTCGATCATGGGGATCAAGATGCTGGCGGCCGGACCGGGGCCGACCTATTCCGTGTTTGTCTTCGGCGGAGAGAAGCGATGAGCGACGGACCCACGCGTGCGTCACTTTCCATCTTCGGCGGCGATGCGCCTCGGCGCGGCCGCCCACGCGGGCCCGAAGAGCGGCTCGGGGTGAGCGCGCGCTTCGGCTCGGCCGAACACGATCGGATTATCGAGGCGGCCCGCGATCGCGGCCTGACCGTGGCGGAGTTCGTCCGGTCCGCCGTCCGGCGCGCGCTCCCGCGCCGCCCGCGCGGCTGATCCAGAGGAGGCCCGATGCTGCTGCGCTGGATTCTGCATGTGCTTGGGGTCGATGACGCGCCCGATCCGGCCTGGAAGCCGACCGGCATCGCCGTGAAGTTCCGCGGCCACGATGAAGCCCTCGGCGTGGCCGCGGCCAAACACGGCGACGAGCTCGCAGACGCCCGCCGCAAGATCGCCGCGCGCCGATCGGTCCCGCGGCCTGGCGGGGTGGCCCAGCGACCCCCGGAACGGAGGCGGTGATGCGCGGATCGAAATTCGCCACCGGGAAGCCGTCGCCCACGATGCCCTGTCCGGCCTGCGCCGGGACGGGCCTCAATCGGGCGCGCGCATGCGAGTACGCGGCGAGCCGTACGATCGTCGGGAGCGATCCGACCAGCACGGTGGCGACCGTCGCCTGCTCGGCGTGCGAGGGGCGCGGCCGGCAGACGATCGCGCGCGTGATGTTCGAGCGATCCACCTAATTTTCGGTTCCAGTTATTCGCGCGGGTCGCGCGCGGCCGTATTTTCGTGGGCGGTGATCCACCGCGCCTATGCCGTCCTGGAGGTCCGCGCGCTCGAAGGCGAGCGCCGCGCGATCGAAGGGCTGGCCACGTCGCCCACGACCGATCGCATGGGCGATGTCATCGAGCCCAAGGGCGCGACCTTCGCCAATCCGCTGCCGCTCCTGCTGTACCACGATGCGAAGAAGCCCGTCGGGACGGTGACGCTGGGCGAGCCCAGTGAGACCGGGATTGCGTTCCGCGCCTCGATTGCCACGATCGCCGAGCCCGGGACCCTCCGGGATCGGGTCGAGGAAGCCTGGCAGTCGGTCACGTCCCAGCCGCCCTTGATTCGCGGCGTCTCGATCGGGTTCCGTCCGCTCGACGACGGCGTGCAGCTAATGAAGGGCGGCGGGCTCCGCTTCACCAAGATTGAAATTCTCGAATTGTCGCTCGTCGCCATTCCGGCGAATGCCGAGGCGTCGATTCACACCATCAAGGCGATCGATTTACAGAGGAGCACCGGACCCATGAGTACCACCATGACCACGCTCGAACAGATCCAGAGTTACACGAGCATGCTCAAAGCGGCTCAGGCGCGCATGAACGATCTCATGGGCGCCGCCGCGGCGGCGGGGGTGACCTTGGAGGAAGGCCCTGCGGCCGAATACGATGCGGCCAAGCTCAAGTCCGAGGACCTGCAGAAGCATATCGGCCGGCTCGAAGCGCTGGAAACCTCCAATCGCGCGGCCGCGGTGCCGGCCGATGGGCGGAACCGCGAGGCCGCCGCCGAGTCCCGCGGCGCCGATCCCGCGCGCGCGCGCACGCCAATCTTCCTCCGGCAGAATCTCGATCCGGGGATCGAATTCGCGCGGATGGTGATGTGCCGGCTCGTCGCCTTCCAGCATCAGTTCTCGATCTCGCCGCTCGCGGTCGCGAAGGCACGGTATCCGGACAATCACCGGATTCACCAGTACCTGGAGCGAGCGGCGGTCCCAGCGGGGTCGACGACCGATCCGAATTGGGCGGGCGTGCTCGTCGATCAGACGAACCTCACGCAGGAATTCCTCGCCTGGCTCCGTCCGCAAACCATCATCGGGAAATTCGGGACGGGCGGGATTCCGAGCCTCCAGGCGGTCCCGTTCAACGTGGGGATCATCGGGCAGACCAGTGGCGGCGCGGGCTATTGGGTGGGCGAGGGCAAGGCGAAGCCGCTCACCAAGTTCTCGTACGATCGTCAGGCGCTCGGGCCCTCGAAAGTCGCGGCGATCTCCGTCATTACCGACGAACTCGCGCGCACGTCGTCGCCGTCGGCGGAACAACTCGTTCGTGATGGCCTGCGCGATGCGCTCGTCGAGCGGCTCGATATCGACTTCGTCGATCCGGCGAAGGCGGCGGTCGCGAACGTGTCGCCGGCCTCGATTACCAACGGCGTCACCCCGCTCGTGAGCACGGCGGGCACCACCCCCGACTCGATTCGCGCCGATCTGGCGGCGATCCTCCAGGCCTTCGTCGTCTCGAATCAAAACGTCGGGGACTTGGTGATCGTGCTGCCGAATGCGCTCGCGCTCCAGTTGTCCTTGATGACGAATGCGATGGGGGCGCCGGAGTTCCCAGGCATGACGCTCCAGGGCGGCACCCTCGTCGGCATTCCGGCGATCGCCTCGCAGTACGCGCACACCACGGCCGCCGGCGACATGGTGATCGCGCTCAATGCGAAAGCGATCGGGCTCGCGGACGACGGCGCGGTCTCGATCGAAGCGAGCCGCGAAGCCTCGCTCGAAATGAGCGATACGCCCACGGGCGATTCGCTCGCGCCCACGCCGAGCCAGCTCGTCTCGATGTGGCAGACGAACTCGCTCGCCCTCAAGGCGGAGCGCTTCATCAATTGGAAGAAGTTGCGGAGCGGTGCCGTGGTGTTCATGAACCACGTCGACTGGGCCGGCGGCTCGTAAGCGCGCCGATGCGAACCGATCCGATCTGGGTGCAGGTGGCCAAGGACGGGTGGACCGTCGGCGGCCGCCCGCGCCGCAAGGGCGAGCTCGTCCAGTTGACGCCGGTCGAGGCGGCCCAGGCGTACCGGCAGGGCGGGATCTCGTTGACGCGCCCGACGCCGGCGGCGATCGCGGCGTCGACGGGACGCCTCGCCGCGCCGCCGCCCGTCCTCGCCCGCGCGCTCACGGCCGAGCTCCCGCGCGGGGCCGAGCCCGAGGCCAAGCGGCGCCGCTACCGGCGGCGCGATCTGGAAGCCGAGTCGTAGAGGACGCATGGCGTGGTGGCGTTCTTTCCGTCTGCGCGTCAAGGGCCTGCGCGCGAGCACCGCGGCCGGCCCGGTCGGGGTCTCGTCTGTCCCGGCGCGTGGCGGGGGCGGGTGGTGGCCGGTCATTCGCGAAAGCCACCCAGGCGCCTGGCAACAGAACGTCACCGCGAGCGCCGAGACCGTCCTCGCCCACGCGGCGGTCTACGCCTGCGTTACCCTCATCGCCTCGGATGTCGGCAAGCTCCGGATTCACCTGGTCGAGCAGGACGAGGACGGGATCTGGACGGAGACGGAGAACACGGCCCACTCGCCGGTGCTGCGGCGGCCCAACCGCATCCAGAATCGCATCAAGTTCTACGAGCAGTGGGTGGTCTCGAAGCTGATTCACGGCAACACGTACGTCATCAAGCAGCGCGACGGGCGCGGGATGGTCAGCGCGCTCTATATCCTCGATCCCACCTGCGTGACGCCGCTCGTCGCGCCGGATGGGGCGGTCTATTACAAGCTCGGGGCTGACCGGCTCTCGCGGCTATCCGAGCCCGTCGTGATTCCGCAATCGGAAATCATCCATGACGTGATGGTGCCCCTCTATCACCCGCTCGTCGGCGTGTCGCCGATTTACGCCTGCGGCGTGTCGGCGCTCCAGGGCATCCAGATTCAGAACAACTCCGCGCGCTTCTTCACCAACAACGCGGTCCCGTCGGGCGTGCTCACCGCGCCGGGCCATATCGAGCAGACGAACGCGGACGAACTGAAGGAGCGGTGGGAAGCCGCGTTCACGGGCGAGAACGTGGGCCGCGTGGCGGTCCTCGGCGACGGGTTGACCTACGAGAAGATGGCGATCTCCGCGAGCGATTCGCAACTCATCGAGCAGTTGAAATGGACCGCCGAGAATGCGTGCACGGCCTTTCGCGTCCCGCCCTACATGATCGGGATCGGTCCGCTGCCGGCGAACACGAACCCCGAGACGCTGCAGATTCTCTACTACTCGCAATGCCTGCAGAGCCTGATCGAGTGCATTGAGCTCCTGATGGACGAGGGGCTGGAGATGACGAAGAACGAGGCGGGCCGCCCGATCGGGACCGAGATGGACCTCGACGATTTGATGCGGATGGACACGGCCTCGAAGGTCAAAGCCTCGTCGGACGCGATCAAGGGCGGCGGGATGTCGCCCAATGAGGCGCGCTTCCGGTACCTCGATCTCGGGCCCGTCTCCGGCGGCGAGACGCCGTACTTGCAGCAACAGAACTACTCGCTCGCCGCCTTGGCGAAGCGGGACGCGAAACCGGATCCCTTCGGGACGCCCGCGGCCACGCCGCCGCCGGACGAGAGTGCGCCGCCGGCGGACGAGGGCGACGGGGTGCCACCTGAGCTCGCGGCCGCGGGCGTGGGCGCCTGGGCGACGAAGTATTACGGGGAAAGGCTCCACCCATGACCGCGACCGTGGAGAAGCTCCTCGAAGAACTCGCGCCGGTCATCGAGCGGCTCGTCTGCGCGCAAGTCGAGCGCGAGGTCCGGCAGAGGCTCCTCTCTGTCGCGCCGCGGGATGGCCGTGACGGCTTGCCGGGCGTGCCCGGCCCGGCCGGCGAGCGCGGGCCGATCGGCGAGCCCGGCGCCAAGGGCGAGCCCGGCCCGGCCGGTCCGGCTGGCCAGGCTGGCGCCGCGGGAGCACCCGGTGAGAAGGGCCTGGACGGCGCGCCCGGCCGAGATGGGACGCTCGACGGCGTGACGTTCGAACGCGAGGGCCGGACGATCACCGTCCGGCGCCAGGATGGGTCCGCGATCGGATCCTGGA